TTCCCACTTGATTAGCTGCCAACCCAATACCGTCCCCTCTTTTGTTAAGTATCTGAAATAGTTCTGTTGCGATAGATAGTCCTTCTTCAACTGACACCTCACGAAGCTTTTTGTTTATGATAGGGTTGTGTTCTTTAATACAATTAATTACTTTCTTCACACTATTAATATACGAAGAAATAATGTGTATGTCAAGGAATTAATTTAACAATATGTGATGGGATGACATAGATGGCACCTGTATCAGTTATAACTCTGATAAAACCCTCGGCGGCCTTACCCTCAATAATTACTTTATCTCCACGATGGAGTGCACCTTTGTCATTATAAAAATCTTTTATTAACATTGCTTTTTGTTTCATTTGTAAAACCTCTCTGATGATGGCATATGTCCGTTATGTGAAAGGAAACAATTAGGACATAATAATCTCAGATTTTCTAGTGTATTATTAGTCACATCCCCATCGACATAATCTAAACGAAGAGCAACTGATTCTTTACCTATGATGATTTCATTGTACCCACAAGAGCTACATTCTTCTTCAACCCACTTGTCTTTAAGTAGTCGTTTCTTAATGTATCCAGCTCTCATACGATACTTTTTAGTACCATCAAGAATTTGGTCAAGTGATTTTATCCACCTACCATAACCTTTTTTAATACCAACACCTGATGGATTTAGATGTCCCTCAAATAATCCATATGTTTTGGCATACTTACGATAAGTTAAATAACTAACACCTAACCAACGAGCAGCTGCCATGTTAGACTTGGTTTGAGATTGAGCGTCTTCAATCATCTTTTTGGTAAGAACAAGTTTCTTACCTTTGATTCTAATCGGTTTATGAAAGTTACGACTTGACATAGATTTCGTCTTTATCTCCTAACTGAACTTCTTTTAGTTCTTTCACATCAAGTGCAACTCCATCTTTAACTTTACGAAAAGTCTTAGCTTGACTATTTGGTCTTAGTCTAAATACTTCTCCGATATTTACATCACCAAAGAATTCTTTATCAAAATCACTACCAACTTTTGGTGGATCGTATCTGTCTTGAGCGTGGTCGTTTGCCATTTTAATCCCCTACTCTTTCAGAGTCCTGTAACTCTCTGATAATTTTTGAAATATATTCAAAGTTTTCGGATACAGTATCAAATGGATTGACTTCCGAATAACTTACCTTAGTAGCAATATTTTTTTTGTATAGAGTTACATTTAACTTATCGTACATATCATCAAAAGCAGCTCTAACTTTTTTTAATTCTACCGACACTTCATTACTTATTTTCATTTTTTTCTCCAAATTTAAGTTCTGTTTGGTTTTTGTTTTTTTCATCCCAAGGTCCATCTTCCATCTCATCTATATACTCGAATATAAAATCTGTGATGTCTTCTTTTAACTTACTTAGCTCACTAAAAGCTAACTTTCTGACGAAAAATCTTTCTTCTTTGTCTACAATAGTGGTCATCAGATTACTGATGTAAGAACCTAATTTATTTGCCATTATAACCTCATATTACACTTATAAATAGTTAGTTAGTCTTACAAACGACATAATTTTCTTTAATAAAATCTATAACATCTATTTTAGGATGCCAATTTAATAAATCCTTGGCTTTTGTATCTGTGCAAAGCGTGTCTTTCATCTCACCAAGTCTAACCTCAATATATTTTGTTGGGTAGTTTTCACCAAAAGCATCTGCGATTTCATTAACTGAATAATTTTTGCCTCTGCCTAACTCAAATAACTCACCACTCACATCATGTATTGACTCCCCGCACCTGATTAAACCATCTACAATATCATCCACATGTGTAAAATCTCTTCTTTGTTCTCCATCACCCGTAATAGTTAATTGTCTACCCTCTTCAAATAATTTCTTAAATATGCCTATTAATGTACAATATTCTCCTTCTGTAAGTTGATGTGAACCATAAACATTATAAAATCTACATATTGCCGTTGGTAAGTCGTATACTTTATTGTATAATTCAATCAACTGTTCACCTATTGACTTACTTAGTGTGTAAGGATTAGCAAACTTGTCACCATTAGAAGAGGATGAACCAGCATAAATAATAGGTATATTATATCTTCTTGCCCATTCCAATACATTTAATGTTGATGTTACATTTGCGTGATGTGTATGTACAGGATGTTTAAATGAAGGTTGTATTCTAGCTATTGCTGCTAGATGAAATATCAAATCAGGTTTGGATATAAAGAAGTCGTAGTTTGAGGTTTCAACTAGGTCAACATCAAAATATTGAACACCTTTTTGTTGTATCTCATTTTCTCTTAGACCAGTAGAGTAATTATCTAATGAGACGACTTTGTGTCCGTCACTTAACAATCTTTTGATTAAATTAGTACCAATGAATCCGGCACCACCTGTCACTAAGACTCGCAAACGATTAACTCTTCTTCATATGTTTTTAGTGATTTAATATAAAACTTAAATATATCATATTCCATCTCACCTATCTCTCCACTATCTTGTAGCATTTTTGATAAGTTAACTAACACTTGAAAGTTTTCATTGTTTAATTTATCGGTGTCGAACTCGACGCATATATCATGTAATTCTGACACTTTACTGTTACCGTACAACTTTATTCTTTCATTTAAATTATATTTTGTATTTGGTTGTTCTTCTGCTGTGTACTCACTTAGGGCATCATGATTTCTTAAATCTAAATATATCGTATTACACCAAGGTTCTAACTCATATAACATTTGTTTATCACAATTATAAGCAACGAACCCAATATCATATTTAGGTGGAACTATTGGTTTCAAATACTCATCATGTTCAACCATATGTCCCCACTTACGAATGAAGTTACGAGTTGACCTAAGATTCTGAGCTAACCACTCCGATGATTCTCTACCTTTCATAAAGACTTGACCTGCTGGATTTCTCATAGCTCCATCTTTAAATCTACTACCTCTACAAGTCATATGATATACATAACCTTGCCATGTCTGTATTGTCTCATAACCAGCCAACACGAACCTATTAAAGATATCAGAGTCTTCTTTTGATTGAGGAGCATACAACGGATCATGTCCACCAATACTTGTGAAATCATCTTTGTATATAGCCCAAGGTGCAAATATACCTTCGGTGAGTTTATCTTCACCAGTATTATATTCTTCAAGAAAACTCATTAAACTCAACTCATCAAACTCTTCAGGTTCGATACCGAAGTCTTTTATTATTTTCTCAGGACCTTCAGGATGTAATGGTGGTTCTATACGAGTAGCAGATACTACTTTACCTCGTTCCAAATGTTTTAGAACTTCCTCATCCATATCAGGACAAGCGTACATATCAGCATGATAAATCATTACGATGTCGTTTGTAGCATAGTCATTTATTAATGTATCATAAAGTATTGTATGACCTAATCTTGTAGGACCTTCATTACGGTGTATCTTTACATTCTTATCTTTTTCGGCAATCTTTTGCATCCACTCCCAAGTGCCATCATCAGAGAAATCGTCTGCCCAACATATTTCGTGTCTGTATCCTAAGTTTTTTCTGATAGAGTTGTAACTCCACTTCAAATACTTTAGGTTATTTCTGCTGGGTTGGATGAAACTTATAACTCTATTATCCATTTTTTTTCTCCATATTTTTTGTAATTCTGTATAGTAATAATCAGGTTTAACTTTAGCATTATGTTTACTTATTTTATTTAACTCATCAATATTATAAACACTTTCTAAATCAATTAGACTGAGTTCACCACTTTCAGTCCTTATAACATTAGATGCCACCAAATCATAGAAGAACATTTTTGTCTTTTTAGCTCTATCTAATACCTTTTCGTAAAACTCTTTTGGTATCTCATCAAACTCTTTACCTAATGGAGTTCCACCTTTTGTTGCGTAACCCACGATTTCATCATTCAATTTTGGATTAATAATTACCGAATGTAATGCTGGTGCTAACTCATCAAAGAATCCCAATTGAAGAGCCCTTTGAAAATTTTCTCTACGACAATAATCATCATCAAATATCTTATAGTATAAATCCTTCTCTTCATCGTGTAGAACCTGTCTACCATGATTTATACCATCAACTACTCTACCAGCCTTATCTAACACCATCCTACAATAAGTAGTGTCTATATCATCAATCTTTATCTTTGACATCATTAAACTCCTTAAATATAACTTCAGATGGTATATAACATTTTAAATCCTTAAACCTTCTCATTCCATTATCAAAATCATAATAACCTTCATAAAAATTTGGCAGATGTCTTTTTCTAAAAGGTATATCGTGTGTACAACTCTCCCCCTTTATTAAAAACTCTTCTAATGTTTCAATAAAAAAATCAGTTCTACACATCATATCCATAGACAACCTTTTATGTGGCGCATGTTTGCCTGAATAAAAATACCCATACTTCATTTTTTCATAACCAGGCGATGGAGTTAAAGCAAACGGCGCATAACCCTCAATATATTTTTTATCAAGATAATGACCTATTTTAGACAAAAACATCCAATCCAAATCATTATCAAAAAACTCATTTAAAGTAGACTCCATATGTTCTTTTGAACAATTGACCTCCATATCTTCACATATAAACATAACATAAGGTGTTTTTACTTCCTTAACCATAGCCAGTGTAACTAATGCCCAATCTTTAGTCAAATCATTATAAAAAGATATATTTGGAATGTTTTTTAAATAGTGATCTTTAATAACTTCGAAATTATCATTATTAGAATTATAGTTTGCATAAATATTAATTTCAGAAAAAGTTTCTCCTAATTTAACAGAGTTCCTTTTTACAACTTCCAACCTCGATGGTTGTGTACAAATGAAATTTTGCACTAGACTAAACATTTTCATAATAATCCAAATACCAGTTACAAGTTCTGTCTAAACCATCATCGATACTGACAGAATCTATGTAATGTCCTTTACTTATGAGTAAACCCATATCAGGACATCTTCTATCTACTGAACCTTGTGGTGGTTCTTCTAAAGTTAAAGAGTCTGGTTTATAATTACACACAGAAAACATTTTTTCTACTAAGTCTCTAATTTTTAATTCTTTGCCAGAACCGATATTGAATACTATATCTTCACTACTATCTTCCATAACAAATTTTATTTGATTGACGGCGTCTTCTATGTGACAAAAAGAACGAGTTTGATTATAGCCATATATTGTAAATGGATTCTCTTTATCAAATATTCTTTTAGTAACTTGTGGTATTACATGCTCGAATCCCATTCTCGCTCCATAGATGTTGTGAGGTCTGACTATTTTCACATCAATGTCGCTCATTCTATTGTAATTTATGAATAACAGTTCACCAAATATTTTACTACCGCTATAAGAAAATCTTGGATTATGGATGTCATCGACTGTCATTTCTATTTTTTCAGGTGTCGGTATAGGTATTTCTTTATTAGCACAGTATGTTTCAGAGGATGAAGTCGATAGTATTTTAGGAATGTTATTTTCTAAACACCAATCTAATATGTTTATATTGCACAACGTATTAACTCTTAATACCTTATCTGGTATCTTATAGAAATTACCAGTACCATTAATTGCTGCAAAGTGATACACACAGTCGTAATCGGTATCCAATTTAATTAGTTGTTGCTTGTCTGTCAAGTCGATTTCAATTATGTTTATACCTTCAATAAACTTGTCCACTTTGCCTCTAAAGTTATTATCACATATAGTGACATCATATCCTTGTTCACTTAAATCAACCGCCATATGGGAACCAATAAATCCAGTTCCTCCTGTTACCAATACCTTCATTCTTTTCTCATCCCTTTTGGCACTGTTATTATGTATTTCTTATTTTCTTTCAAAATGTTCTCAAAAAATTCTACATCAATTCCATTTGTTTTGCAAAAACTATCCATAGCTTTAGTATCTTTCGGTAAACACACTCCACCAAATCCTCTGAAATTCTTACTACAATCTAAATAAATTCCATTGATATGGTTTCTTTTTTTTATTGCATTTTTTACATTATCATATGAGACACCCAACTCAGAGCAAACCTCGAAGAAACTGTTAGCAAATGTGATTAGAGTAGCATTGTAAATGTTACTGAAATACTTACAAACTTCTGCCTCAGTAGGACTAATCATAACAAATTTTTTAGGATAATAGCCATGTGACTTTTTAACTAATTTAAAATCTTTTTTCTTATCAACACCAACGATACACACATCGTGATTTACTATGAAGTCTGATATTGCACATCTTTCTCTTAAAAATTCAGGAACAAATCCAAGTCTAAGGTTTGGGAATTTATTCGAAAGCTTATTCGTTGTGCCAGGCTCTACTGTAGATTTTATAATCAATAGTCCTTCATAACTTATGTTAGATAAGTCCTCAACTACAGACTCAACTATGTCAATATTGCAACTACCATCTTCTTTTGGTGGTGTAGGAACACAAATGTAACAAATATCAGTTCTCGATACATTTTTTACGGTGGTATCTAATTTAATATCATGACATATTACGTCATGACCTAGCTCTTCGAATCCTGTCTTGATAGCTGAACCGACAACACCCAAACCAATTACGCCGATTCTCATTGAAAAATTTCCATTTTAGATAAGTCAGGCCAATCAGATAAAACCCACTGTCTTGGTTTTGTTTCTATAGCATTTGGTAGTTTCTCCAAACCTAATTCAGCAGTTTCTGGAGTCATATAGTAGTGATAACCCATTGTTGAGATGTTTTGTGTTGCCCAAGGAATGTCAGGTAATCTTCCATCATAGGACATTCTTTTGAGTTTATCTGCAGAATCTTTGTCATCTGTTAGTATCATTCCACCTCTTCCTAAATTTAAATGCTTTCTAAACTGAAAACTCAAACACATAAAATGATTTGGCAAATAACTGTCCCTTTTCCAACTCACTGCTGAATCTATGATGTTAGTACCACCTATTAAATAGTAATCAACCCAATCTTCATCTTTCCAAATTAACTTGATTCCTAATTTTTTAGATAACATTGGAACAGAAATATAAGTATGTCTTGGTACTTCCATATAAGATGCATCTAAATGTCTTAAACATAATTCTATGGCATGGGTGCAACAATCAACTGAAACTGCATATGGTGCACCATAAAAATCTGCTATCCTATTCTCAAAATCTGTAACTACTTTAAAACTCATTTTTTACACTCCACATTTAAACTCATCAAAGTTCCCTTTTCTTTATTCATATGAGGTAAATACGCCTGTGAATGGTCATCAAATTGTGAGTGTTCTGTTTCTCTCCAATTATAATAATCCACCTCTCTCATACCTACACTCTCTAAAACAGTTTTTAAACTATTGAAATCATATGTAGTTCTATGATAGATTGTTTTGTCTCCCATTGGCATCTTTCCATATAGTAACCCAACAAAACTATCTAAATCATACGATTCATAATCCTTAATATATAAGGATGCTATTTTTGAAAAATTAGGAACGGCCAATCTCATGACTCCATCTAATTTAAAAACCTCTCTCCATCTTTTCAATAAAGGAACAACTTCTTCCCTATCAAAATATTCAATAAAATGAGAAGCGTAAATTAAATCCACAGAATTATTTTTGTATTCGGTAAGAAAAATATCATTAGAATCAATATGTTCGTAACTACCACCATCTATGTGAATCCAACCTTTCCCAAAATCTCTCCACCCACAACCTATATTAAGCTTCATCTATAAATACCTTATCGTTTTCCTGCCCTTTATAAGGTCCTGTTTTATATTCATAAACTATAGTATCTTCTTCTAAAATTTCATAAGTATGACCACCTTGAAAAGTTACTGAAATATCACCAAAATTTAAAATTTTTTGACTTATTATCGTATTATCAAAATCATACATAGTCACTTTGACACTTCCCTTTATTACTATCCAAGATTCTTGAGCTATTACTTCTTTTTCGCCAGCCTTCCATATATGACTGTGTGGTCTGAATTTTTTTTTATTTAATCTCATAGACGAAACCTGTAAAAATTCATCATCCGGTGCTATATCGACTCTACCCTCAGGTATATTAGAAAATCTATTTACAACACCTAATAAAGTAGATGGTTTTTCTTTTGAATATATTTTCTCCATTTATCTAATCATAATTTAATAATTTTATCATTAATTGTCAAGTCTTTTATAAAATCAGTTTTGCTTAGATTTGGTCCTACAGTCATTCTTAACCAATTTTTTCTATTATCAAATGGTATTTTTGCACCGGCTTTATAAGTTACATCAGAATACTCATCAAGAATTTTACATAATTGTTCATTATCATCTTTACTATTTATGTGAATCCAATTACAATAACCACCTATTACATCATAACCGGCTTTTTTAAAATACTCAATTAAACGACATTTTTCAAAATTAGTATCTCTTATATAATCTTCCACTATTTTATAATTGTCTAATATATGACAGGCAAACTTAGCAGCTGGTCCTGTTATCTCGTGCATCATTCTAAATTTCATCAATTTTTCAATCATAAATTTATTTGATATGACATAACCCACTCTTACACCTGCTGCTCCTTTAGCTTTACTGAATGTCCTACTCGTCATAACATTGTCATATAATAAACCTGTTTCTATACAGGTGTCTTCTTGTCTTTCTACAAACTCTGCATATGCCTCATCAATCAAAACAGGTATACCCATTTCTTGTGTCTTCTCGAATATTTCTTTCATTTCATGACTTGACTTAAAATCGCCTATAGGATTATTAGGATTAGCTATAATGATTAAAGATGTATTTTCATTGATTCTATCCAACATTACATCAATAGGCCAATATAGTCCTTCTTCTTGTGGCCAATCTGAATCATGTTCATATGAGACTTGTCTGAACCTAGCTTGATATAATTTCGAGTAAACTTCATACATTGGAAAACAAGGAAATGTAGATAAAACCTCCGAACCTGGAGTAACAAATACGTCAAACATTGTCCTTATTCCTATATCGCTGCCCGGTGTAATAAATACGTTTTTGTCATTTACTTTATAATGTTCACTAAGTCTTGTCTTTAACTGATTGACATATGGATAAGTAATGAAATCAGTTTGTTTGATTGAATCAATCCAATCATCCCAAAACTTTTTAGGAAATTCTGTTATTCTCTCACTTTGGTCAAGTCTCCATTTATACTGAGACTTATCTTTATCAACCTCGTATCTGACTATATCGTCAAGATACTTTTTGTATTTTATCACTAATTGTTTACTCCTAAATGTGATAGTATTGGTGTAAGTTCTTTATAAGAACAATTCAAACAATGTTCTGTTGGGTTCTTTGTTTTACAACCATTCTTGATAGCCTGATAACCAGGACTACGGTGTATTTCATCGATGTGTTGAGTGAATAAATTACCTAATGGTGTGGCACCTGTGTTCATACAACATACTTTTACGTTGCCTTCTACGGTGACGTAAAGACCTTTGTCTACCCAAAAACAATCATCAAAGTCCCATACAGACTTACCCATAATTTTGTCTTGGTAATTATCAATTAAATATTTCAATTGTTCTTCTGAATATCCTGATGTTGCGATATCATCTGCCATTGATGTATTTTCATCCCATATTTGTGCTATGTTTAATCTGATACCATCAAGTTTATACTCATTAACGAAGCCCTCTACTTTAGGTATGTCATCAACGTTATAGGCATTGACTACATAATTTATAGGTACTTCACAGCCATGTCTTTCAATTGTTCTGAAATCTTCTAAAAATTTCATTAATACTTTCCATCTTGCTGGGGCTCTATCTCTTTCATAATGTTCACCCCAACCATCAATACTCAAATATAACATGTCAATGTATTTTAAAGCCTCTTGAAATTTCTTTCTAAATCTACCACCCTCTGTAATTTTATATTGACAATTTGTAGCTACAATGACTTTAGCATTAGGAAATGTTTGTTTGAACATTCTACAAATTTCATCAAACTGAGGATGTAACATCGGTTCACCCATACCCATTAATTTAGTTTCGGTAATGGGATGATGACTTATACCATCTAATAACTTTTGCCAGTTATCCAAAGACATGTGTTTTAACGGACCTATGACATCCATTCTATTGCAAAAACTACAATCTAAATTACAATAATTTGTTGTTTCTAAATAGGCATAAGTTATATTATTCATAATTGTACCCAAATATTAATATGTCATTCTTAAAATTACTTTCTATAATATCAACGCTATTACTATTATACATATCGTGATAGCTATTAATATCAAAAAATCGACCATTGTGAGTTCTGACACCACTTCTCATTATTGGAATCTCAGGTAACTGAGACGCTATTCCTAGCTTTTTTGATAATGCACCAAAGCCCTCTTTTAAGAGAGAAAATTCTATGACAAAATCAACTCCTATTTTACCATCATCATCTTTGATATGATAATAACATTCATCTATATCTCTCAAACCATCATGTTGTCTGCTAAAAACCTCTCCTTTATGTGAATATCTGTTATCAATTCTCATTTCATGCTCAGGCGTACATTTATCAACAAAGGCCATTTGAACCCAATCGTTAAACTCTGCATCTACATATGCATTTGAGTTCGGATTACAGACATTTTTACGATAATAACTAACCATTCTATCCCACGGATTTCTAGAAATACTGAATGTGTAATAATCTTCAATATCAATAACTAATGATAACTCTTTTAAAGTCCAATGTTGGGAATGTGGATATGTTATATCTTGATGTGTGAATCCATTATCAAGTGGATATTTAATCCCATATCGCTCAAGAGCTTTATTTACACTATTTCCGCCAGTCTTTGTAGCATGAACAAATACAAATTTAATTTCACTGCCTGTATTTGAAATCATTGAACTATCTTTGTTTTAAAGTTCACATTATCTACATCTAAATTTTGATTATTATTAGGATCGTACTTAAATCTATTTATTACATTTGGATTCTGACGAACATACTTATCTTCAAACCTCTCAAAGTTATTCAAATCAAACTCATCATCTATCATTTGAGGATTTTTATATAATGCCCTAACTGCCTCAGTATCGGTTTCTCCAAAAAAACAAAAATCTAAATTTTCATATAAATTTTCTCTTTTGAATTGTTCAACTACCTCTGAATGTGGACTGTTTATCTTAGTGCCTGTAGAAACGTAGTAATTATATACATTTGCATATACGTCTATGTTCTCCGGCTTTGAGAATATAAACGAATCGTAAACTCTATCATTTACTAAGCTATGATTTCTTCTTTTTTCTATTGTATTTAACTCAACCACAACAGTTGTATCTATACCATTATTTAAGTTATCTTGTTGTCTGACTCCATCAATTCTACCAATAGGATTACCATGTCTCATCCAAATATAATCCATATCAAAATCGGAAAAGTTTAGTGGCACTAAAAAAACATGATCATATCTAAAAAACATAACTGCATCATACTTAATACTCATTTCTTTTTCATAGCTTTTTCTAAGATTATTACAAATAGCAGTTGAATACCACCTAGATGCAATACAATTGTCTCGTATGGTTTCTTGATTAAAATCTATCTGTTTTTCAAACAAATACTTCTTAGGTTTATATGTATCCACCAATCCCATTTCGTGTTTTACAGACCAACTATGAAGAAACACATCAACCTCATCATTGATATCAAATATATTTTTTTTATTCCAATAATGAGCTATTCTATAATCTATATCTTTACCTAAACCCATTCCAAAATTTGATGAACCAACTATACCTACTAAACAATAAGCAACTCTCATAAAATTTCTACTCCTATAAAATCACTACAAATTCCAGCTATCTCATCTTCAATTACTATCTCTGGTAAAACAGCAATAGATTTAGGCGTGAGTTGTTTGTTTGGATATGTCCATAAATATCCTTTTGAAGTTATTGTAACATCATCTTCTTGATGCCAAAAACAATGTATTTTATTATTCTGTAACATTTTATAAAGAGCATTTATGTTTTTTGCATGACACCAAAATTTAGGATTATCCAAGTAATTATCATCTACGACATATTGTGGATTATCATGACCTAACCAATATTGATTATCGACTAGCCAAACATCTATCTCCACATCAAAGTTTTCAGATAAAGCTTCTGCTATATGTTTAGGATGATTTTCAAAACGGGACTTTCCGTCTAAATTACCTCTATGAGATATCAATATCAATTTCCCAAGTCCTTTAAAAATCTTTCTAAATCACCTGAGTTTCTAACGAGGTTTACAGCATCGCATGTCGGATATGGATTTGATGTGCCATAATCATTTATTATAGTTCTATTAGCGTGAAATAAATCAAAGATGATATTATCATATTTGATACCTTCTCTTTCTAATTGTTTAATAGTGACATCTTTGGCATCTGATGTTCTAGCAGTAGTTAAAATAATATAAACTTTACCTGTATCGTGTAGTTTATTTAAAAAATCAATATTTTCTTTTATTCCTTGAGTTTCTCCCCAATAAGGTGGTGTATATTTACCAGAGCTTTTAACTAAAGTACCATCAATATCTACAAATAATGTTTTAAATTGTCTAACATATTTAAACCAATCTTCCTTAGTTCCCCAATCTACATAATCCGAAGCTTCTACTGCTTTAAATACAAAACCATCCGATATCATTTTCTTTATTATATAAGAAATGTAAAGATTGTCGTCACCAGATAATTGTTCAAAGTAATTACAATAATCATTGACATCATTGAATGAATAGCAACCACAACCAAATGTAGAAGAGAATACATGCTTTTCTACTATTTCATTAATATTTTTATCATCATCAAATTTAACATAAGATTTATTTGATGGATTAATTGAAGTAGTATTATTTAAATCAAAGTAAGTCATGAAGTTATTAGTAGTATCTTTAAAATACTGACTGGCAACATCAAACTTAAAATAATTATCCACTTCTTTTATCAATATAGAACCTGTTACATTTGCCTTTTTGATGACCTCATAAACTGTATGAGGTTGGTTTTTGGTTTTTTCTGAAAGCAATACAATTTCCGACTTATCTTCTATGCCCAATTCTTTAAAACATAATTTTATGCCATCTAAACAATCATACTTTTCTATATGCTCTTTTAAAAATCCAAAATATACTTTATCTATAACACTGAAATCTACTGAACTCAATGCTTCAACAATCATCCACCTACCTTTAGGGTGTGTTAACATCCACTTTGGCTTTAAACCTTCAAATCTACTAGATAAACCAGCAGCTGTAACTATAATATTTTTCATTTTATTCTCCATTAAAAACTACTCCATATAATTGTAATAATTCAACACCATACTCCATGCAAGTGTCGTAGACTCTATTTTTCAAATTGACAAACAAATCGACATCATTCCCAATATCAGTATACAAGTCCTCACTGTCCAACATAATGTGAAATATTTTACCTGTTTTGAACAACTCTCCTAAGTTTTGAACTCCTCTTAGTGTTTCTATCTTAGGAACAAAACTTACATGCTCTGGTAGCATATCACATATTAGATTTACCTCAGCAACTTCTTCTATGTTTGATGTGGCAAAATATTTTATATTTTTATACTTTTGTGTAAATGTTATAGCATCTGTTAGGGATAAAGATGGGACAGGCGGTTTAGTTCTTCCCTTCGGATAGTCCAAAAAAACATCGTAGTCTCTGTTTACGAATGTCTTTAGTTCCTTCAAATCCTTTACATGTGCCATATTGATTCTTACCACAACATCTTGTACATTCTGAAATTGAGGTAAGTTTAGCAAGTGATTAGATATCAGTATCATATTATTCTCTCCAAATATTTAGTTAAAAGTGATAAGACTACAGCAACAATTACATCAGCAATAGGCGGAACAAATGGGAATCCGAAATTCCAAACAACGACTAAAAGTAACCAAATAGAAAATATTTTATAATTCATTTCTTATCTTTGTTGCTGATATCTCTCTTATTTTTTCAGGTGGCACTAACTCATTTAAATCATAACCAACATCTCTACCATAGTTAACCGACTCTACAGCTGGTATCACTATTACTTTAATTTCACCTACGTCTACTTCATTAATAAACCTTTGAATGATTGAATTACGAACCGAATCGGTTGGAAATGGATTGTTGTCAGGCTCTTCATTGTGAATATCCATAATGGCAATACAAACTTTTTTACCCCTATCCAACATTTGCCTAACACACCATTCGTGACCATCGTGAAAAGGTTGAAATCTTCCTATATATAATGAATATCTCATATAACTATATATAAATATATATTAATATCGCAAAAGTATATTTTATTTTTATTAAACATTTTCCCAATATGTATCAGTATCTTTTTTGTCTAGTAACTCATTTTGCCAAAACAATGTTATGATTTCTTCGTTATTATTTGGTGTAATATTATGTGTGTAAAAAAGTGGCATATCAATATACTGAGTTTTATCACCAGAAACTTTATATTTTATAACAACATTAGAACCTAATTTTCGTAAACTGATTAAAGCCTCACCTTTCAATACACAAAACCTCTCTAATTTTCTCATATGGAAATGCTGACCTCTTACATAACCAGGTTTTGTAGTTGAAAAAAAAGATTGACCACCATTATTTGTTTTAATTGTCTCAGACAAATAACCTCTATCATCTATGTGACTGTCCATAGTGATTAGTTTATTTTCCATGTAAGACCGAAATGTATTGAATAAATTTAAATCAAAATCGGTTTCCAATACTGGTATGACATTATTATTAATATATTCATCTTTAAATCCTAACAATTTTGAGTAAACATAATTTACCGAGCAAACTTCATCATGCTTTATCTCATAATTTTCTTCATCACCTTTTTTTCTTATTATATCAACTATCTGTTTACATAAGTTTTGAACATATATTAATCGAACTTCGTTACTATTAGCATTCACCACTTCATCATTTATTATCTTATGACAAAAAGTAGCTACAAAAGAATTATAATTTGGTTTACAAAAGGGACCAAAAACGTTTGGTATTTTCATTGATTGAAATTTTGAATTATTTCGTTTAGCCCAATCTAAAAATAATATCTTGTTCTCTCTTCTATAAACACCAAATAAACTTTCATCATCCTCATGTAACGATGAAGCATATAGCAATCTCTTACCCTCAAATCCCTCTAATGATTTGATTAGATTTAAAGCAGACTTTTTATTATTCAAATAAACCTGTTGTTCATCACCTCTATTTTTTTCTGCTAAATGTACTATTACATCACATTTGTCAATTTCATTCAAATCCCTATTCAACTTAATAACCTTCAGATCGTCACATAAATACTTTATATGTAACCATAAGTGATATCCTATAAAACCATTTGAACCTGTTATTCCTATCTTCAATTTAGAACCCCTTTATCTAATAAAAAAGGATAAGCTTCCTCACTCTTCATTACATAAAACTCTGAGTTTAATGGTTTATGATTATAGTTCTCATTGTTTCTTTCATAGCCAATCATCAAATATTTTTCACCAGCTTCTTCAACTCTCTGATATTCTATAGAACTAATCATTTCTTCGTGTAACTTTTCTCCATTTCTAATTGGTATCTTATGAAATTTTATATCTTTTTTACCTAACGATGTTGCTATTGACTTTGCAAAATCTATAATCTTCATTGATTTTAATTTTGGAACTACTATTTTACCATGTGAATGAAGATATTTATAAGACCATTCTATCAAGTCTATAGCCTCATCTAATGTGATTAAAAACCTAGTCATATCAAAGCTTGTTATAGGTAAACTCCCAGCACCCTTTTCTATTATATCTTTAAATACGGGTATAAGCGAACCAGTAGAATCTAATACATTTCCATACCTACAAAGCGCAACTTTTATATCAGATTGCTCCTTTGCAAAGTTTACATATATTTGCTCTGCTATACCTTTACTCATACCATAAACATTAACAGGACTACAAGCCTTGTCTGTAGATATGAACATTACAGTTTCTATTTGATGTCTACATTCTCTAATGCAATCTATTAAATATTGATGACCAACTACATTTGTTAATATTGACTCATACGGATTGTCTTGTGCAACCCATACTGTTTTAAGTGCGGCTGTATTAACAATTACATGCGGTTTAAATTCATACATATTTCTTAATATAGATTCTTTGTCTTTTATATCCCCAATTCGATATAAAGCATTAGGATAAGTTCTTTTCATCTCTTCTTGTTTGTGTTCATTCCTAGAAAAAATTAAAATATCATTTTCTTTATTCCATCTTTCAGTCAATTGTTTACCTAAAGCGCCAGTGCCACCTATTATCATTATTTTTTTATTAATCACACCACCACCTCATTGTAATATCTTAATACAGTAATTTCTTTTGGATTTGGAACATCTACATCATTACCCATAGCTATATCGATTATAATTTTCATAAAGTTAACATTAGCTAATGTCGCAAAATAAGTGCCACCACCAAACCTCGGATTTATTTCAACAAATTTAGGTGTACCATCTATAGACTCTTTCATTTGAATACAAACTGGACCTTTCATATTTAAGATTTTACATAGCCTGACACAACTATTTTCAATTAATTCATTTCTAAATATACGACCTTTGGATGAGATACCAGCTTTTATTTGTAGTCTTTCTCTCGGAACTACAGACAAAACCTCGCCACTTAAATCACATAAGACATCAATGGTATATTCTGTACCTGGTAAATATTCTTGATAAATATAATCACTACTAAAGTGTAAATTTTCTGTTGACGAAAATGACCTAACATCATTTCTATGATTCCAAAGTTCTATACCTCTGCTACCACTACCTCTTCTTGGTTTACATAAAATAGGAAATTCTACATCTTGCCAATCATCAGAAGTTATAGGAAATAGGTGTTTTAAATTATTAAATTCACTCGATGCTTTATGATAAAATGTTAATTTGTCTTGACAATTTAATATATCTTTATGATTTGACATAAAGTTTATAACATGTAATTTATCTAATAAAGCCTGATTCTTTGAGAAATGAACTATATCAGCATCACCCGTAGGGACTATCAAGTCTACCTTTTCTTCTCTAATAATTTTTAGAACCTCTTTCCAATAATTATCCTCTACTGAAAATGGAACTACATAACTACTATCGGCTAAATGAAACCCTACTGAAAGATTATCACAATCAATAGCTATTATTTTATGTTCATTTTTTTTATCAAAGTTACGAACAGATTTTATAACGCCGACAGCAGCAGGTCCACCAGCACAAGAAACTAATATTATCATACTTCTAAACCCTCACTGTTATACCAATCTTCATTATTAAGGCATTTATCATCTACAAATAAATCAAAATGAGGTTTACCTAAAGTAAGTTCGTGATAAAATACACCCCATTCTGCCAATTGATTTTTGGTAAACTCTGTCCAATCTTTACCTGATAATGTTCCTCTTGAAGTGAAGAATTGGATACGATGTCCATCTTTATATTTTTTATTAATCCAATCAATTACTTTTTGGTAAGGTTTGGCATCTCTGTAATCGCAATTTGTGTTGCATATAGTTCCATCTATATCAAAGCAATATCTCATAAATATTTTACCCCATCAATAAAATTTCCACTCTTAAAAGGCCTCTTTCTAATCTTTCCTTGATTCTTTCCACCATGAATAGGACCGTAATATTTGTTACCAATCACATAAGTTTTAGAATATTTTGGTGTCCATAAATTCATGCCTGTTTCATTACCAAAGTTATATTCGGCATTTATTTTAAGGGTTTGTTGCTCCCTTATACTAAAATTCAAATCCTTTAATTCTATTGCATCTAAAAAGTTTAAACTTGTATTTTTTAGTGGAGCTTCTCCATAATACAACCATCTCATATCTTCATCAACTTGTTTGATTTTATCTATTAATAAATTACTCTCTGCAGTATTACCGAATGTTGACGATACGGAAATATAAGAGTATTTACTAATTTTATTATCTAATAAAAATAGTGAGGTTGTTTCACATTCATCTTTAGTTGGATAAAAGTCTGGTGAAGTATCAATCATTTCCTCGTCATTAAATTGCCAAAAAGTCATCATCTGTTTAGTTAGTGAGATTTTATCATTATTTTCATCAAATATTCTATAATGGTCGTGAAATATTTCCCCATTATAACCATCTATAAATTCATCTACAAAAGGATTATTATTAAATACAACTTCAGAAATAGTGCTAGAATCAAAAGTTCCATATCCCCAATTATTTAACATATCGCCGAATATTGTTTTTAACATATTACTATTTGGAATATATACTTTACAATTAGGATACTTTTCTTTAAGTAATCTAGGCATGGCAGATATTATACACCAATCCCCAATTCCGTGACAGGTTCTCATAACCACGAACTCACCATTTTCCAAATAATCATCTGGTATGTAAGAGGGATTAGTCACAGGAAATCCGATATTCTCCGATGGTATTCCGTATAATTTATTATTCAATATTCTAAAAAATGTTTTCATAATGTTTTCATTATTCCATCGAAATGTTTTAAGAATACCTTTTCTGAATAATACATATTATATCTTTTTTGTGTTGTTTCCATACAAAATTTATAAAACTTATCATCTTTTAATTTGCGAGCAATATCTTTAGCCTTATCTATCTCTCCAAGTTCGACCGTAGTTGCTGGATGTAATATTCTTTGAGTATTTGAATTTGAATAAGCAATACAAGGTATTCCGTGAAAACTACAATTAAGATTAAATGTGCCAGCAGCTGCTGTTCCTAATTGTACGCCAACATTAAATTGGGATAAAATATCTATCCATTTCCTCCACATAACCCACGGAATATGATCTAAAACCTCTTCTTCCTCTATTTTCATTCTACCGGTAGTTACTGCTGTTATTGGGTTTTCTAACTCCAAAGCCACTTGATAAGAATCAAATCCACCATAATCTTTTACCCAATTACCACCTATGATTGTTCCATTTCCCCAATCATTTCGCCTGACTATACCATCTGTAATCATAACAGTAGGAAGCAATTCAGTTCTTACATTAGTTAATCCATTATAATATTTTAAGTCAACGTCATTGTGACAAAATATCAAATCCATTGATGTAATAAAATTAAAATACCATATTTGTTCTGCTATAGGACTATCTTGCCAATAGTTATAATAACTCTCTTGCATTACTGTCACTTTTTTACATACCCTACGATATTGGTCCAATAACGGATAGTTTAACAACATCTCTCTTTTCTTAGGTAATATCATCACACCCACATCATATAAGTTATTAGATAATGTTTGTATTTTTGATAGCGGATGATGTGTAGCATTTAACGCACATACCCAAGCCACATCTGTTCTCATGTTAGGATGATTTCTCGGCACTTTTCCCTCATAACCAGCTTCCGAAAAGAAACCTATGTTCATCCGAAAAGCCTCTCTATTCTAAATTGTTCTACATATCCAGCACCAACCTTTGAACATAAATAATTTGTATGAAAATCTTTGATACTTTGTTCTTGGAAATATAACTTATCTTTCTGTGAATCAAATCCATCTCTAAGAAAATCTATTTTGCTTTGTAACACCTCATCCGATATTTTAACGTAATAGTTTGGTATCCACTCTTCTAGTATAGAAGGTGTTCTGTAAGTAATTAGTCCAACATCAATACCTCTTAACAAAGCATACGAAATATTATTAACCATTCTATGTTCAAAGTGTGAGTCATGTTTTGGAAGAGTTAATATTGCATCATAACTTTTAAGGTCAAATGTATTTTCAATGTGGTTTACCCAAAAATCTTCTGAACTATCTTTCACACAAGTAAATTCTAAACATGCACCTTTGACATTAGTTAGTTTATCCCAAATCTTTTTGCACTCATCAAACCTAGAATCACCAGTGGTGACATCAAAGTCGCCACCATTTGATAAAACAACTACATCGAATAATGTATGACCACAACTTATCATAGAACCCAACACGCCATATTCAATATCATCTGGATGAGCTGATAGACATAGAACCTTATTTAAATTTAAAAAATTCATATAGATTTAAAAAATCTATCAGCATAGATTTTTATTCCTCTTCTTCTTAGGTAATCTCTTAAATCTTCTGAGACATCATTAGTATGCCCTTCGATTGTCTTATCATCTATGTTATATATAGTCTTAAAATTACTCTGATTTAAAAATATTTTTCCGTTCTTATAATTAGTTTCTATGTTACGAGTTATCCCCTTATGTTCACATAATACTTTCCAATCTGAAAGAATCTTCTTTACCATTGATTCAATTTGCGTATCTTTGAGTGTTTTCGGGTATATATTTTCCTTAATAATTTTACACGGTATACCAGCAGCTAAACACCCATCAGGTAAACTCTTATTAACTAATGAGTTAGTTCCAATCACAACATTATTACCAACAACAACATTAGGTAACACAATACTTCTAGCTGGTAACCAAACATCATTACCTATCTTAACAGGTCCAAACTCCGATGGAAAACCCTTTGTTACATCTAACCAAGCACCGTGAGTCCAAATCATTACATCAGCTCCAATGCCACAGTTGTCTCCTATTTCTACAGGTTCAGATGGATTAATTATTGTATTCTCAAATATACCGACTCCATTACCAATCTTTACTTTTGAATTAGGTCCTGTGTTCCCACCTCTTCCTATTTCTACCCCATCCGCCATATATAGGTGATTACCTATGATTAACTCTTTACATTTTATTTTTACATTATTACCTATTCTAGAATATTTACCTATCGTAACCTTTTCACAATCTATAAAAGTATTCTCTCCTATTATAACCGAACTATGTATATTACGCATACAACTCCTCATAAGTTCTTTTCATCCAATAATCAACATTTCTGTTTGATGGATTTGGTGGTATGGCATTAAAGTGATAAACCCAACCCGATTTATACATATTTTTTAAAGAGTCATCCCACCAACTATAGTCTTTAATCCACAATAAATTTTTCTTAAACATATCTTGTAAATTGTAACATTCTGGTAATAAGTTTAGCTCTAAATTATTTTTCTCTCTAAGAAAGTTAATACAAGTTTGGTCTCCTGAATTGTATTTACCCAACACCCTAAGTAATTCATCTTTATTTGAATTATACCAATCTATTATCTCAGCTAAATACTCCTTATGAGATTCATTAAATATCTGAAATCCTCCATTTATATATCTCCACAATTTAAACGTATCGGTTTGAAAGAATTTAGGTCCCCATTGAGAAATACTTCTATGTTGCCATTCGTAACATCCATTGTTCAAAACAGCAGAATACTTATCATTTGTTTCATCAAAAAAGTTAGGACAATTAGGGTGGACAATAGTATCGGCATCGACCAATAAGACTTGACTGTATTTGATATTATTAGATTCTAATAAATCAAACACATAATATCTTTGCCATACAATTGGCATGTGTTCAACAGGAAGCAACAAATCCTCTAATACAAATAGCTCACAATTGTGTTTATTAGACCAATTTTTCCAACTCTCTACCGATAAATGATATGGAGAACTTCTATCATTACCTAAATCAATATTAGGGATAAATACTATATTTTTCATAAATATTCAAATCCCCACTTTTCATATTCAAGTTCTGAGAATGGATATCCTTTATATGATTCCATCTCATAAAATCTTTTTATACCTTTCCAATCATTTATATTTTTTTTATCATTCTTGTTTTTTCTACTAAAATAAAATCTAGGTTCTAAAAACTTATAGCCCTCAAATTCAAAGGTATAGTTCTGAATTATATCATCGTCTGATTTTGCACCATTAATCATAAACTTTTCATAATTAGGTGAAAATATTTCAACATTACCAACTTTATGATATTCATTAGTCATATTAAGGTCACTTCGCAACTTAGAGCTTATTATAATATCTAAATCATCATTTTGACGAATTCCCATAATAGCTAAAATGCTGGATTGAGTTAGACAATACTGAGACTTATCCAATCGTTTTAGTTGTTTCATACTCCTCAAATTTGATAATGGATTAGTTGCTCTAATTAAATTATCACCGTCCCACGGTACATTGTATATTTTTTCTTCTTTCATATAAAATGGTATGTAAGATTTTCCTGATATTAACCTACCTAACATAGCACAAGCTCTGTGATAACTGTGTTTTATAAAACCATTATCAAACTCTACTGGATGTTCTTTTAAAAAAGTTTTAATCTCATTATCGCTCATCCTCTCCAAAGAATTATAATATTCTTCTGTCATATTATCCCAACCTAATTCGTGGTGGTCAGCTACATTTTTTCTGAACTCCCCTATCATGCAATTAAAGTATTGCCAATTCTTAGGATTTAACATAAACCTATTTGTGCGAAGATTTTCAGGCACAGAGTAAAACATTAATACATCCTTAACAGTTTTTAAAGTGCCATTTTGTGTAATTATCTCTTTTCCACCACCACCTTGAGCAAACTCCATATTTAAAAAGTAATCTAATGATATTGGTTTGAACCTATCTTTTTTTTTAATTTCGTCCGAACTCCCTAAGTTCATACCCATGCTTATCTCTTCATTATAAAATTTATTTTGTTCTACCTGTCTTTCTATTGTTTTCGGGTGAACTATAGAATACTTTTGTTCCATTGGCAAATGAGCATAAGTCTGAAAGCCTGTTAGTTGTTCGTGAACTGGTTTTTCCCAACGAATATTTGGTCGATTACGAAAGATACGACCTTGCCAATCAGGATAGTTTATCCATCCTTTTTCATTCATTGTGTATCCATACATTTTACAATGTTCCTTAGTTATCCCATCCACTGTATTTATTCTTGGTACAAAAATTAAATCAACCTCATTACCCTCAAGTATCTCATGTATGTCTTTCAAAAACCAATGAGATACCATTTCATCCGCATCTAAATTAAAACTGTAATCACCAGTGCACATACTTTTAAGGTAGTTTTTTTGACTTGCAAAATCCTTCAATAAATTTCGTTGCTCTAATATAACACCTTTAGCAGAAGAATAATAATCTAAAATAGCTTTGGTTTTTTCCTCAGTAGAATAATCATCTAATATAACAATCTCATCTTGTGGTTGTTTATACTTTACTAAAAATTCTAATAACTTTTCAAGAGTGTTGGTTTCATTATGAACCAAGATAGAATAACTAATTTTCATTGAATAAATTGTGTGTTTATTTGTGTAACTTTCATCGAGGTTAATTTACTAAGTTTATAGGCACGATATGCTTCTTTAAAAAATTTATCAGATGAAATAATATCACTATAAAATCTTGAGGTGGACATTGCAGACCTTTTCTTTGGGTTAGAAATCTGAATCCTAAAATAGTCATCAGTCAAATTAATTAGATTTTCAACTTCATCTAATTTAGTTTTTTTAAAGTCAATCACTTGAAATAATTTTTTTAACTTAGTTGGGTTAAGATAATTTAAGTTCAAACCTTCAATATTTTTTGTGTTATTATTTTGATGTAAAAAAAGTAGTATGGGACGAGGATCTACGACACCAGTTTCAGCATAGTTAAAAGTAACTATCATACCAGGTATTAGCCTACGAGATGGAACTGTTTGGACTGATTTAATTATTCGTCTGTTGTTGTATCTTCTCGCCAATTATCTTCTCCATTTTTTCTACCATTTTGTAAGCATCAGTAAATGTCGGAACTATTACTTCTGTTTTAGGATCTTGATGAGCATAAACCCTCCACTTTAATTTTTTATCCTCTACCATCGGAACAACTTGATAATTTGCTGTAGCGAATACGGATGGTGCCCAATACCTATGATTACCAGTCTCAACACATACATCCTTAAAGTCTTTAGGAAATGGTTTAATATGAGTCTTCATTTCATTATTAGAAGCAAACCCACACGATAAACACTGCATATTCTGTTCAGTATCACCTAATAAAACCATTGACTCCTCTATATCACTACAAGTGTCTAACGGGCACTTTACTCTTAACACAAAATCTTCCATTAAGTTACCTTTTTTAATTTTGGTAATTTAATTTTTGCTGGTTTTTGTTTTTCATCATTTATTTTTTTCAGTTTTGGTAACTTTAGATTAACTGATTGAGGTAATCTAGTCAATATATCATCAACAATACCATTAAATTTTTCTGCCATCGCCTTTAAAGAAAACTCTCTTCTATTTCTTTTACCCAAACGAATAGCTTTCTTTTGTATTAATTTTCTTTTTTTATGAAAAGTTCTAATCTTTCTAACTACATCGGCCTCGTTAACATCAAACCACTTGGAAGGTTCTACAATGATTGGCGTCCACAAAGCTGATTTGGGCACTTCTTTTAAAAATCCGTCTATTAACATGGATTCTGAATCAGTTAAAAAGTCAAGATGTCCACTCCATTTTGATGCTATCACAGGTAAGTCACAGCAACTCGCTTCTAACATTGGTCTTCCAAATCCCTCACCATGAGTGCAAGTAATAAAAGCACCAATCTTTGGGTGGTTATAAAGTGTTGACATTTCTTCGATAGTAAAATCACCATGTATTAAATAAATATTAGGTAAATCCACACCTGTAAACATTCTTTGAACTTCTTTTATTTTCTTTTTAGTATCTTCTCTATCAAGAATACTAAAATTAGCACCGTTAGTCTTAAGAACAAGTGCTGGTGGGTTAGGAATATTAGCAAAAGCTTTTAGAAAACACTTTATCATTACACCAATATTTTTTCTATCTTCACCGAAACCACCTTTACCCCATTGACCGACATGAAGATAGGCATACTCTTCTTCAATAAGTTTACTTAACTCATTATATACACTTTTTTCTAATTGATGTTTTTCTTTCGGATAATATATGTCGGTGTCTACCCCCTCGAACAACACACTAATTGGTTTCTCATTTTTGACCTCTCCAGCTTTTTGTTTTTTGCCATTAGGTAAGTCTTCCATCTTATCATAAGTGCATTTATTAAACGTATCTGCTGTAAATTTAGATGGCACTATATTGAAGTTCATACGATTCATACCATCCAAAAATTCAGGTGAAACCACATTTGTTTCTACACCAGCAGTTATACCAATATTAACTTTTGCACCGGTGGCAAACTCATTTGGTATTCTGATGTCAATAAGAATATCTGGTTGACCTTGTATTTGTTCTTGAGTTACAAAAGTATCTAATAACTTTTTATGTCTCAAAACATCTGGTCTTAGATGATTTCGTGGTGTGTTTCCCCATTTGACATCAATACATTTAATATCCAAATCTTCTCTATCCATAATTGAATAAAAAAGAGAACGAGCATGGTCACCGTAACCACTACGAGTGTTGAAAGGTGCAATCATTAACACATTTCGTTTCATACTACCTCCATATGATATTTAGGTTGTGGTTTCCAATTATCGAAAGCACCATTCATAGAATCGATAAAGTTTTGTCCCATTGCTTTTGAAGTCATTTCATTTTCCTCACAGAATTTTATACCTAATTGTCCAATTCTTTTTCTATCATTTTTATTCAAATCATAAACTTTTTTTATTTGAACGGCAGCATCTGTGGGTTTACATCTATCATCAAAAATATAGGGTGTCATTGGAGAGCCTTGTAAAGACATGTTTGATGGATAGACAGGAAATACCCACTCACCATGCTCTGTATAAGTACCATCATGATTAGAACCTAATTCAATGTAATCATCAGGCGTCAAAAATTTATCATGTTTTTTAAATCCACATTGGTCTTGTAAACCACCAGTAACATTAACGATAATTGGTGTCCCCACATTAAGTGCCTCACAACTACCTAATCCAAATCCCTCATTACTTGCTAAATTAATGTAAACATCGGCTGTATTAAATAATAAATTCATTTCATCATCATTAAAAGGTCTATTATCGGTATTATAAGTAAAACAAATATCGTAGTCAGGACACAAATGTTTGTGAACTCTTGGTAAGTCTGTTCCATTTTCATCTATGGGTGAACAATGAAATATTAAAACACATTCCCTTCTTTGCTCTGGTGTAAGTTCATCCATAAAGTATTTATACGATAGTAAAACATCACCAGGTTGTTTTCTTCTTATATTTCTGTTACTATAAAGTATCTTAAATTTTTTCTCAGCAATACCATGTTTAGAATCAAAATCTAGTAAAGATGTATTGTCATCTTCAACCTGGTAAAACCTTCGATTCGAAATACCGTGTGGTACATAAGTTATTTGCCAATCCTCATACTCACCTAATAATCTTTTATTAATACCATAAGTTTGTTTCGATATAGCCATCAGTAAGTCGGAACTTCTGTAATAATTTATATTGTATTGTGGATCTGGTAAATCATCCCAAATGTTATAATAAAAAATTGGAATTTTTCTACGAATCTCAGATTCCATATTATAAAACCAGATCCAAAAACGCGGATCAGTATAGTGGAGTATGGCATCTGGTTTTTCTAAAGCCATTACCTCTCTAAGAATATCTTCGTTTCCATATCCACTGACTGGATATATTCTAAGGTATCCATTTTTTATTCCAAAATCTTTCTCAAGACCTTCAGACATATCAACAATCTTACCTTCCTCTGGATGTTTTATAGCACCACCAATTTGAACCCAATCGTATTCATGGAGTGTTTCAAACACAATATCTTTAGATACTGTTGCAACACCACTGTGCATTCTTAAGTCATCTGACATTAATAATATTTTTTTCTTAGCCATTTATCAAATTCCTTACATCATCCCCTTGATAATCAATAGGAAAATATTTTTTCAAAACATTTAATTTATCATCGTAATCAGCAATAAATGCTAACTCTTTTTCTATGGTTTCCATTATGTCTGAGTGTTCAGGCACGCCAACTGAATTGTGTAAAAGATTTTCAATATTCATACGGTGTTTTTCTATGTGTGCCTCAAAGTGAATTTTACTAGCTCTGATTAATTCTTCTCTCATTAGAATTGACTCCCACTTGTATGTAGTCTATCATACATTTCTATTTGTTCTTGTATAACATTATCATGTATGTATTGATGAATTGATCTATTCACCAACTTTTGTAAATTCATTGAAGAGTTCACGGTCTTAAACTTAAAATCTTCGTATAGAGTTCTAAGAATTTTAACAGATGTTAACTTGGTTAAATTATCTTTTTTCATAACCTATTCCTTATTGTTATAACTTGTATATATAAATATATACTTTCAGTTAATAACAAGTGTTTTTTTTCCAAACTTTTTAGCATAATTTATTGTTGACATAGAACCTTTAGCATCATCACCTCTTGGAATAAATGCAACTACATATTCTGAGTGAATTGCAATCTGTTTATTACGAGCAAAAAAGTTTTTAACACTATATGGTTTACCATAATTTCTTTCATGTAAAGGACAATACAAATTGTGTGCCTTGTGTGCTGGCGGATATTCCTCGTATTGTAAACCTAATTCAAGAGCATACTTTTTAGCATAAAAGTCAGCACCCCTTGATGCACCACCACTAACTATTATTGTATTGAAACCTTTTTCTGTTTTCAACTTAAATATAAACTCTTTTATTTTTTTTCGGTTTTCGTATTTACGACTACCTACTATACCTACTTTTAAAGGATTTTCCCCCATTCACAATGCTCCGTATCATAAAATTCACAAAATTTACATACCTTACCTGGCTTCGCAGCATAAGTTCTTTCTAATAGATAGTTACCTTTCTCATCAAAGACACCTTTTCTAAACTCCTCAAACTTCTCCATAGTCTTATTTATACTTGGAACTCCGTTTGCTGGTTCAAACTTCTGTAGTCTTGTGATTAGAAAATCAGGATTTTTAGCTATCTTTCTTTTTAAAATCAGAAACATTACATCTATCTTATCCAATGGGACATCGAATAACTCCGAGTAATATTTCTTATATAATAACAATTGAGATTTTTTATTAAAATCTTTCTTCTGATAATCTGTCCACCCACGAGTAGCAGTTTTTAGGTCAATGATTACAACTCTACCGGATATTTTATTTCTAATTACAACATCCAAGTAACCCATCATATCAACACCTTTTTGAATATTCTTTAGAATTGGAACTTCTACACCTATTAACTCCCAATTTTGTTTCATAAAGTATTTATTACGATACTTTCTGAAATGTTGTAAGATAGCAATACCATCTTGATAAAACTCCATCATCTCGTCTTGAGTACAAGGTAACACATCTTTACTCTCTTTAATCTTAGTAAACTCTGAAACCATCTCGTCTTTTAACCTAGTCTCCATATTAAGTTTATCAGCCTCGACTATAGATTTATTATACATCACCGAAAGATACTCTTGAATTACAGTATGCATTGCTGTTCCAAAAAGAGTGTGTATGTTACCAACAAAAGTCCCTAATTTATCTATATAACGAAGTTTCCATTTAAGGTTACAATCATTATAAGTGGTAAACTGACTATGTGAAATGTGAGCCACTATATAATCTCGTCAATCATCCCATATTCTAAACAAGTTTTCGCATCCCACATTAGGTCGTGTTTAAGTATTTCGTTAAGTTTCTTCATAGGAATCTTAGTATATTGCTTGTAGATATTCTTTATATTCTTCATCATTAAATCTAAATTTTGTTTTTCATCTTCAAAATTTGAATACGTTCCCCAAAATGTAGTGGACAATTGATGAACTAACATATAAGAATTTCTACTCATATATCTTTTCTTACCAACTACTGTTAAGAATGTGGCGGCACTAGCAGAAAAACCATCAACATATGTCTCAACAGGAACTTTACATCTCAATATGGTGTCCATAGAAGCAATACCACTAACTATAGTCCCACCACCTGAGTTGATAAATATCTTTACTGATGGAGGTAATATATCAAGAGTTTTTGATAAAGTCAAGCTTTTACTTTCTAATTCACCAATTTTTTTGTTTAATTCAACACAAGAATTTCTGTTGACGCCTGAATAAAAATATATCTTGTTGTCTTGTACTGATATGTGTTTTTCATTAGCTGAAGCATCGGCTTTTCTTGGTTCTTTTTTCTTTTGTTTCTCTCCCCAATGTCTTTCCATTATTTACCCCATTTTCCATTTTTAACGATTGTTGCCATAATACCATAGTTAGATACATCCAAATAAGCATCTTCCATAGGTTCACCTTGAACTGCATTATCTCTACCACTCATTAGTAAAGTCTTAAGTCTTTGTATTTTATCATTCATTCTAAACCAAAGACCTGTAAGTGATAAATGCACCTCTTCATCAGTTTGTAACATAGTACCAACTGAAATATTACCAGGACCATAATCGTGTTGTTTTTTAAGGAACAACTCGTATTGTTGCCTCTGTAACCTTTTAAACTCTTTCGTCATAATTGGCCATTCTTTTTCCATTTGTTCTACAACTGGATGCACATCTTTTTCAACACCCAATTCTGTTTCTTTTATTTCCATTTTATACCTTTATTACATTTGTTAATTGTATTAGAATAATTGATATCGCCAACAATAAACTAATTATTGTTTTAAGAGTCGGTATTTCCCCTATTAATGACCAAGCTAATAAACCAAACACGATTGTGCTAATACCAAATCCGGCTAACCTCATATTCCAAAAAGCACCAAAATATTCAAAAGACCATTTTGTGCTATAAAAAAATAATGGTGCTATAATTAAACTTGTGGCGTACATCCACCATACGGACTGTAACCATTGTTTATTCCACACAACCCATCCTTGTAATTGAAAGAAAGCAACTACTGAACCAATTATTTGAGCTATGACTGACATCCATAACTTATTCATTTAACACCCATCTTTTTTATTTCCTTTTCTGTTTTACCATATTTCGTAAGTAAAGATTTAAGTTCATTTTTAGTCATCAGTTTATAATATTCACCGGCTTGTATTTTACTGACCTCAAAGTATTCTTGAATGAAAGGAACAACCTTTTCATTAACCTTTGTTTTCTTACCACTAAGATACCTTAGAAAAGTTTTTTTATTTGGAAGTAAAGAACAATAGAACTTGTACACAGCAGAATGTGGCATTACTTCGATTGTTAATTTTTGAAAGTGATTAACAATTGGTAGATAATCATTATTCATACTTAAATAACGATTTACCATAAACGGACTAAACTTCTTTTGTTCTTCTTCTGAAAAACTATTCCAAGGTCTTTTCTTAGTGAATAGTTCATCTATCCACTTAAATAAGTTCATCTAATTCCTGTAGTGGTAACATCTCTCCGCAATTCCCACAGTTGAAAACTTGGATTGGTGCAATAACTTCTTTACCAGTAGGTGAGACAATAGCCGATATTTTCTTGATAACGTATGCCTGTATAAAAACAGGATTTTCACACTTTTGACATTTCATCGTATCGGCATCACTTAAGTCAATCTGAACTTGTTGTTGTGGTAATGGTTTTTTTGGTTTCATATTCATTGTAATCTCCTCAATATATTAGATATGGTAGCAATAAAGTTTATCTCTTTATCCACTACCAACACATCTTGATAAGAACCATTTGATATATCTACTACTATCTCTGGTAGTTTATCCACAGAAATATTCTCCACCTCATCATATAGAAAACGATACAGTTCTGTATAATCTGTAAAGTTGCTATCGGCTACAAACTTACGAATAGTTCTTAAATCAACACCTTGTTTTATCATGTCCAAGAACTGAAGTTTGAACTCGTTATGTAACATCCCATCTTTGTCTATTTTTAACTGACCATCAATCGCCTGTCTCTGTAAGTCATTAATAAC